TCCCACGTTGTACGTGCCCACAAGCGTTCCAGGCACCCCATTCATTCCCGTGTTCTCGGTCAACCCGCTCAGTGTGTTCAGCATCCCACTGCCGTTGGTCAGTGAGGGCAGCAGTGTGCCGTTGGCGGGGAATGGCAGTGGTGTGTAGTTGACCTTCACGTCATTGATCCACACGCTCGGTCTGCCTGCCACGACACCCATGATGACGTTGTTGGTGCCTGCTGGGATTGCGTTCGGTCCCATGTCCAGCATGTTGATCAGTCCGTCCGAGCCACTGACGGCTGCGTAGCGTCCAGACAGCCACGCATTGTTGGTGGAGCCTGCCGTGCCCAAGCCGAAGAGGTAGTCGTTGCCCGTGAGGGCGGTTGATTTGTAGACCGTGACACCCTTGTACCACTGGGCTGGGTTCTTCAGGGTGCTATTGCCGCCCAGTACATCCGCGCTCGCCGAGAAAGCCGAGCCGGCCGTGGCGTTGAACTGCTCGGCGATCGGGGCCGCCAAAGTCGCATTCGACATGCCGTTGTCCGCGCAGAATGCCGCGCAGCCGCCGCTCGCGGATTTCACGACGCTGATTCCCGCGTCGCCAGCCGTAGCGTCCGAATAGAAGGTGGGCGTTGCCGTGAGCGCGATTACGCGAGCGTGGGCGTTGGCGTTGTCCGCGAGCGTCACATTGCACGCGCTGCCGCCCACCGCATACGAGAGCCAGATCCCGCGCGCAGTGCCAGTGGCGTAGGCTTGGCGGATTCCGTCACCGTTGGCGTCTGGCGTGACGAGCGCCATGAGCGGGTTCGGCGAGATCGGCCCAGCCAGGCAACTGGCCGAGGCCGCGCCAACCGTGGTCGTTCCGTCCACCGTCCAGTGCGTACTCGTGACCGTCGAATAGGTGAGCCCGTTGGACAGCGCCGCCGCGGACATGACGCGCACGCCCTGAACTGAGATGACGGGGAAGTTGGCCGCCTTGGTCGTACATCCCCCTGTTCCCGAAACAGGGTCCGAGGCGCATTGCGTCCCGCCCGAGCCGGTGTAGGTCTGGCTTGTTCCGGCCGGTTTCACATTGGCGAGGCAGGCCGCCGCCGGAGTGCAAGACGGATTTTCCCATTCGGAAATTCCTGAAGCCTGCGGTGGCTGCTTCTGGCCGACGCCTTGGAATCCTGGCGCAGGGACAGGTTGAGGGAGCTGCGCCAGCGCAAGGGCAAGGGCAATGTGGACTAGCAACACGAGGCGCCTCCGTGGTAATATGCTCTTGGAGGATAGGGTGCGCACCCGACAAGAGCGGCTCCTGTCCGCTTTTCCTCCGTCCAGCCAACAGGGTGACCACAGGAGGTCACATGGCTCCGAGAAGAGTCCGCACTCGCTGTATTTCTAAGTGCTTTAGTTTCACTCTCGACAACGGAGTGGCGGTCCCGACTCTCAATCGAATTGAGAGGCGCGATGATGGTTGCCTCGACGTTCACATGGGTAAAGGCACATGCGCCGTCATAGACGCCCGATATCTCCCCGTGATCGTAGGACTCAGATGGAGCGCTACTCGCCACGTCAACGGCTGGTACGCCCATGCCTCTCTTGGCCACAGGAAGATCTACATGCACAAGCTCATCGCCGCTGAGTTGGTCCAAGAGGTAGATCACCGGGACCGGGATACTCTCAACAACCGGCGTGGCAATCTCAGGCGAGGGAGCCACAGCCAAAATTGTTTCAACAGGCGCGCCCAGTCGAACAATCACAGTGGGTTCAAAGGTGTGTCCTTTGATCGCTCGCGCAACAAGTGGGCCGCTGAAATCCAGACCAACGGTCATCGTGTGCGCCTTGGCCGCTTCCCCACGCGCGAAGCCGCCGCAGCCGCCTACGCAGAGGCAGCCAAGAAGTACCACGGCGAGTTCGCGCGGACGGAGTAGCACGGCGCCTCGCTCAGAAGCATGGGACCTGCGGACAGAGCGTCACGGTCAGCGGCGTCGTGAGGATGCTGTAGAAGTAGAGCGTCGTGGTCGGGGCCGGTCCCGCGTCCACGCTCGCGAGCGGGGCGTAGGCGCGGAAGTGAACGCCCGACTGGAACTTGCCCTTGCCGTAGCAGGAGCCGCCCGCATCAACCACGCACCCGGCGTCGCTCGCGCCGCACGTGAGGAGCGTCGGGATCAGCGAGGTGGCGTGGCATTCGACATCGCCCAGATTGCCGTTGGGGTCGGAGACATCGATCGAATACCACGTGTTGGACGTGAGCGTGGCGCTGGAGGCGGCGGCGCCGAGCGCGGTCATGTCCACCTCAAGGCAGGTCGTGCCGAAACACATCCCGTCATGGGTCACGCGATTCACGCCGCCCGCCGTCCCCTGCCCGAGCACCATGCTGCCCGAGGGCGCCTGCACCATGTTCTCTGTCGCCATCGGGTACGTGGTGCTGCTCCCGGGCGAGCCGGTGGCGGGGGTAGTCGTGCAAGTCGTCTGCTGCACCCATCCGCCATTTACGAACACGCCTGCGGCCGGCACGGGCACCCGACAGGAATACGTTCCGCCGTCCGGCCCGATGCACGTCGTTTGCAGCCCGTAGGGGTCCATCGGCTGAACCTGACCGCCTGTCTCTTCGCTCGGCCCGGCGGCTGCGGCGAGGGCCACGATCAGAGCGGCTGCGAAGATTGCGATTGCGATGTTCTTTTTCATGGTCCTTTTCCTCACGGGTTCTGCAACTTCGTGATCTGCGACTGGAGCGATTGGAGCGCGGCGATCAGTTCGTTGATCTTCGACACGAGCGCGTTTTGGATTCGGTTGATGTCCGCGTCCTTGACGTGGATTGCTGCGAGCGGCGCGATGGGTTTCGTGTTAGCCAAAGTTCACCACGCCCTTGGCGAAGGTGCCGAACAGCGTGACCGTCACGGGCACGCCCACCGAGTCGGGCAGCCAGACGAGGTTGCCCAGGTGCGCTGGGATCTTGCTCGTCCAGCACTGCGAGGCCACGCCCGCGGCCACATTGAGGTCCATGTCCGGGACCCGAATCCACGCCGAGAGGTAGGGCAGATAGAGGTACGCACGAAGATTCCCAGCCGCGAAGAAATCGCCGGTGGATGCGTTCGTGGCCTGGAGTGAGATAACGATAGCAGCCACGCCCTCCAGCGGAAGACCTACGATCCCGACTGCCGGATTCTCGACCGTGGTCTCGGTCCCAGTGGTGCAGGCGGCAATCGCGATGATCGCGTTGTTCTTGATGGTGTCGCGGCGATCGGTGGTGTGCGTGACAGACATGGCAGCTCCTTGTGGCGCGGTACTCTACATCATTTCTCGTAGTCCTGCTTCAACGAAACACGCTGCGCTGCTTTCGACTCGATCTTGCGGGCCGGCTTCCCAGATGGGGCCGGCTGTGCGGGCGGCCCGGAGGCAACAGCGTAGAGCGCCTGCTGCGCCTGTGCCGTGGTGTCTCCGCGAGCGCGCAGCGGCATCCCCAGGATGCGCTCGACACCGTTTCGGGCCTGCGGCGGGACCTCGCCCTTGGCCTTGGTCACGGCCGCCAGAAGGTTTTTCTGGTGCTCGGCGTAGGTGGCGGGGAACGCCTGCTGTACCGCGTCGATTGCCGCGGGGCTGGCATGCCCCTGCGCCACCCGATGCAGCAGCCGCTCCGGGTTCTTAACCGCATAGTAGACCGTCTGGAACCGCTGGATGTCCTGGTTGGTCGGGGTTGGCTCGGGATCGGCGAGTCCGCGGGGCGCGACCGGGGGCAGGGTTGCGGCCAACACGCCGAGCGCTGCCGAGCTGGTGCCCATCGCGGTTGCCGTCACGCCCGGGGCGTGCTGTGACAAATGCTCAAGATTGCCCAGCCGCTCTTGCTGGACCTGCGGATTGGACGCCGCGCGAATCTGCTCGGCGAGCTTCGTGTACTGCTCCGGGGACATCGGGGTCATCAGCTTTTCTTCCGCGGCTCCCCGGATGACCGGCTCGGCCGCGGTCACCATCTTGGCGCCGAACGCAGACGCCTTGCCGATCTTCTGCGCTGCGGCCTGGATGCGAGACAGCCACGCTACTTTGGCGGGAACGTTCCCTGCAAGCGAGAGCGCGTTCTTGCCGGCCTGGAGTCCCGCGAGCGCCCATCCCAGCGCCGGAACGCCCATGGCAGATCCGAGCAGTCCCAACCCGCCCGCGCCCTCGGCGAGTCCGCCGATACCTCCGGGCGCGAGATCCTTGCCCGTTAACGGGACCATTGAGCGGAAATTCTGCGTTGCCGACGCTTTGCGCTGTGCGTCCTCAAGCAGTTGCGAATTGCGGTCGATCAGCGAGCGCGCGCCGGCCGCGTCGAAGTTGGACGTGGGTAAATTCTTGCCCGCTTCGTCCAACACGTCGATCACGCGCTGGGCCGATTCGTGCCAGTCCCTGACCGCCTCGTAGCGAACATCTCCACGGATGTCCCCGGCCTGATTCAGCCACGTCTTGATCTTCTTCGCGTCCGGGATCACTTCCTGGCTGATCTTGTCGAAGCGCCCGAGTCCGCCCGCCGGCAATCCCGGGTTGCCCTTGCCAATGAAGCGATCGGTGGCGCGCTTGTAGTTCGTCCATGCGTCATCGAATGCAGCCTTGCTCGAGCCGGCCGCTCCCCACACCGTGTCGTCGTGCAATCCGTCCGCGATGGACGATCGCAGGCGCTTGAATACATCTTGCGAGTTTCGCGCGGCACCGGGGGCCAGTGGCGGCCCACCGAAGGAAATGTCTTCTTCGACCAAGTGGCGGAACTCCACCAACTTGTCCATTGCCTCGGCGGGCGGAAGCGTCCCATCGGCCACGGCGCCGGCCAACCCCTCAAGATGATCGCGCAGTTTCCCGCCAAGGCGCGCGGTGTAGTAGGGATCGTAGAGAGCCGGCTCCGCTTTCATCGCGGCGACCTTCTGATCGATCTGCGCCACGAAGTCGCGAAGCTGCCCAGTCACGGCGGCCGGATTGGTGCTCGCGTTCAGTGCATCCTGTGACGCCCGGAAGGTGTTTCCGCCCTCGCGAATCGCCTGCTTGATCCCCTTCGCGGTCTCCTCGACTCCGTCGCTGATCTGTTCGGCCAGCGCATTCTGGGACGCAGGGGTGAGTACGTCGCCAGCCTGCACGTCGCGGAACGCGCGCACCGCGGCGTCCGGGTCCTCGGCTCCGACGCCCACCAACTTCTCGGCGAGTCCGCCCGGCTTTGAGAAGACGTTCCACGATCCATCCAGTGCGCTCTGCGCCCGCTCGAGGCCCGCCGCCACGCCCGAGACGCCCAGGTGGAGGCCGCCGCCGATCCCCGCGCCGAGGAGCGCGGAGAGCCCCGCCCGTTGCGCGATGGCATCGGCCGAGAGCGGGTGCAGTTGGTCTTCGTCCCCAATGTCCGATGCCGCGGACATGATGCCGGTCTCGATGCCGCCCTGCGCCGCGGTCCCGGCCACCCCGGAGAGTAGTTTTGCGATCCTCGAGCCGCCTGCCAGTCCCTCGATGCCCTCGGACACCGCGGGTGCGATTCCGGCCGTCAGCGCCGAGGGCGCAAACTCGGCCGCCTCGGCTGCCGCTCCTGTGCCGCCGGTGAGCGCCACCGGGGCCAGCATGCCGGCCACCTGGGCGCCGCCGTGGACGTAGGGGTGCGCCTCCGCGCGCGCCATGCGCTCGGCCTGATTATTGAGCAGGGCGTTTTCTGCCACGTCGCTCAGATTGAGGGTCGCGCCCTCTGCCAGTCCCTCGCTTGCGGTCTTCGCGTAGGACAGCGGCGAGTTCAGTTCGTCATTGCGCGCCTGCTCGGCTTGCCAGCGCGAGATCTCATCCGGCGCTACCTGCCGGTATCCCAGAGACAGCAGACCGGAGACATCGCCCGGATCGACCTGCTCGAGGTCGCCGGTCGGATTCGCCAGCACGGTCTGCTCGCCGTTGACCATCATTCCTCTTCTTCGCCCTCGACGTTCACACCCGCGCCCGAACCCCGTTTCCCCGTGAGCGCCTTGACGCGGTTCATCTTGTTCTGCTGCACGATGGCGTTGCCGAGACTCTTGACCTTGGTTACGTTCGAGTCGGAGAGCCCCATGCTCTTCATTTTTTTCAGATCCGCGAAGATATCCTTGAGTGCGCGGTTGCCCTTGAATGCCTCGCCGGCTGCCAGTTTCAGCCGGTCAAGCGAGGCAGACCACTGCGCCTCGCCCTCACCAGCGTCCAGAACCTCGCCCGGGGCGCTGCGGTTGGTTGCCGCGTTCACGGCCTGCCTGACAGCCTGGTTGACTCCAGCGTCCACCGCGTCGAATTGATAATTGGTCGCCCCAGCGAGGCGCTGCTGCATTCCCGTCTGAGCCTGGAGCGCCCCCGCATGAACCTGCGCGAGCCGGGTCTGCGCCTGCTTCTCGGCGAGGTCCGCGTTGGTCTTGGCCGCTTGCTGCTGCAACGACAAGATCGCCGGGGCCAGATTGTTCTTCGCGGTCTCGCTCCCGCTCTGATCGGCCAACTGCTGGAGTTTGGCCGCAGCCACGATTTGCAGATCCGCCTCGCGCCCCTTCGCCCAGTCGTCCAGGTCGAGGCCCTTCTGCCGAAGCACGCCCAAGCCCCACTGGCTCTTGGCAATGTTCGCCTTCTGCGCGTCCACGTCGAGCGCGATGTTCCGGTTGAGTTGCTCTTGAGCGAGATTCGCGCCGCCCCCGATGCCGCTCCCGAGGGCACCGAACATCACGCCCACCGCGGACATGATCTGCGAGCTCGCCGACTTGCTCGAGGTGTACCGACTCGGGTCGATGTCGTTCGACATGACCTGCTGGAGCATTGCCTGTTGTCGGTCCTGCGATTGCTGGAAGATTTGATCGCGGTAGTCGCGCGCCTTCTGGAGATCGGCGACGCTCTGCCCGGTCTGGGCAGCCTTGGCCGCGGCGAGGTCGCTCTGATTCTGCGCCTCGGCCGCCAGAGACTTCGCGGCCTCGGTCACTGCATCTGGAGCAGCGGGAGCGGTTGCGCTGGCCACCGGCGCGGCGCCCGCCGGTTGAGCGGTCTGCGGAGTTGACGCGGACGCGCCAGCCGGCATCTCGGCAGGAGTCTCGCTCCAATCGTTCACGCCACCGGGGCCACCGCCTGTCGGCTCGGCAACGACGGGAGACTGCGGTGCCGCTGTCGGCTGGGCGGCGATCCTTTCCAGCGCAAGAGCAGCAGGAGATCCCGGCACCATCTCGGTTTGCGCCCTGCCCGCGAGCCCCGCCGCGAACTTGCCCAGCAGGTTCTGCCCTGGAGCCAACCCCAACGCCATCCGAGTCTGTTCCTTGGGATCGTCCATCCGGGCGCCGAGCGCGAGCAGTTCCTCCGGGGTCGGAACGCCTGGCGGAACAGGTTCCGGTGCTTCTTCCGGGATGCTCTGCTTCGGTTCGTCCGGGGCGATCACCGGCCCCGCCGTGGCCATCTTGATCAGCGCGCCGCCGCGGGCCAGTGCCTGTATCCGCTTGTTGGTCGCCGGGGAAAGCCCGTTCTTGGCCACCCTGAACCGCGAGCCGTCCGCATTCTCGATCACGTAGTGGGTCGGGTGCTCCTCGGCAACGCGCACCTCGCCGCCCGCTGCCCGCTTCTCGCCCGCTTCGTGGTAGGCGATTGCCGCGGCTTGCGCGGGGTCCTTCCCGGCGCGGATTTCCGTGCCGATGTTCTTGCTAATCGCAGTCTTCGACTTGCCTTGGACGAGTGGCATGGTTCACCTGTTCGCCAGCAGGATGCGGAGCACGGAGGTCAACTCTTCATTGCTGAGCCCGCCCCTGCCCTTGGCGATGTTGGCCGCGGCCTTGGGGTTCTTGCCGGCCTTGATCGCGGCAATGAACGCAGCGGACTCGGCCGGGCTGTCCTTGGCCGTGGCGATCGTCTTGGGGATCATGATCTCGCCGCTCGTGCCCAACACCGGAATCACGTCGTTGCGCGCGGAATCGGGGCCGGGCGGAATGCTGCCTGGCACTCGGCCTCCGGTGTCCAGCATCGAGACGAGACTACCGAGCTCAGAACCCTCCGCGGAGCCCACCGCGTCTTCCTGCGCGCTGTATTGTTTCTGACTCGGATCCTGGATCGAGTCGGGCGCGGTGTAGTAGTCCGGCACGCCGCCCGAAAGTGATCCTTCGCCGCCCAGCGAACCCGTGCCATCGGCGAGCTTGACGGCCCCGCCCCGGGCCTGTCCTTGTGGCGCGGGAATCGGGTTGCGCGGGATGAACGGCCTCTTGTTGGCCGCCACCATGCCCAGGCCGAGCAGCACCGAGAGCGCGCTCTTGATTGGTCCCAGGTACTGCTGCCTCTGTTTCGCGGCTTGGCTGTCCTGGAGTTGCTGGATCTGCATCTCTCGGATCTGCTGGTCGAGCGACTTGGTGGGGGTCGCCACCGGAGGAACGGCGATGGTCGGCGCCCCGGCGGGATTGGTGGCCGTGGCGCTCGCGTTCGGAGCATCCCCTGCGTCCACGGCCGCGCCCATGGCGTCGATCTGCTCGGGCGTGTACGGAAGCGTGCCCGCGTCGGCCGCGCTGGGCGTCTGCGGAACGTCGGCCGGCGCAGTGACACCCTCGGGCTGTTCCGCAAGGTCGCTGGGCGCGATGTCGGAGAGCGAGCCGAGTGAGGTGTCCGGCACATCGCCGCCGCCGAGTGAGGTGTCCGGCACATCGCCGCCGTCGTCCATCTTCCAGATCGGGCCGCCTCGAGCCGCGCTCTGCATCGCGGTCCCCATGCCGCCCCAGCCCGCGCCGGCCGCTTGGTTCGCACCCTGGACGTTCTGTGCGCCGATGCCCGCGGCCAACTGCTGCGCCCCGAGTTGCCCCGTGGTGGTGGCCGCGTTCAGGTTGCTGATGCCCTGGACATTCGCCCCGAACATCTGATTCGCGCCCTGCTGTTGCTGCGCGAGCACCTGGCCGAGTTGTTCCTGCGCGGTCCTTTGCTCCTGGAGCCGCTGTAATCCGGCCTGTCCGGCCGCCTGCTGGCGGGTCGCCGCCTCGTTTTGCATGGCAAGCCGCTGCGCCATCGCCGGGTTCATGCCGCGCGCGGACGCCGCCGCACCGGCCGCGCCCTGGATGTTCTGGGCGGTCGCCTGCTGGAGTTGGAGTCCTGCCAGAGACGGCCCCTTGCCGGCCGTTTGTGCCTCCAACTCGTTCGCCAATTGGCTTTGCCCCGCGTTTGCCGCCGCCTGCTGTTGCGTTCCGGCGTTCATCCCCGAGGTGTAATCGTATCCGTTGATCGCGGGCGCGTAGGGTTGGAAGGTGTTCTGCGCGGGAGCGAACAGCGCCGACAGGGTGCCGCCGAAGTCTTTCTTGACTCCACCGCGCTTGGCCAGGATCTTCAGGGCGTCGATGAGCTTCATGTGATCGCCTCTCAGTATTTGTTACTCGCCGGAAGTTTTCGCATCCCCTTCATCAGCCCCACCTCGAACGACAGGCCGCTGTAGGTCGGAAGATCCCCGCCAGTGTACGCGCCAGAGTCGGAAAATTCCACCTGAACCGCGGGGCCTTTCTGATCGGTCAGGTGGATCTGAGCCTCCAGCGGCCCCGCCGTCCCCGCTGAATCCCAGTCGCTCGTGTTCATCGTCGCCAACTGCGCGTCTGGATCGCTGTCCTTGAAGTTGTTTCGGATGGTAGCGTTGAGCGTGAAATCCCCCACGCCCTTCTGGCCCAGGATGTCAATGCGGCGAGTGCGCTGCCAGTGCGCCACACCCGAGAGCCTGATCCATGCCGATTTCCAGCCGAGCGGAATCCAGTTGCCATCGTCGGTCGGCGTGCCCTCGCCCTCTTGGTACAGCTTCCCATCGCCCCCGAGAAGTGTGTAGCTCGATCCAAGATATGCGGCGCCGAAGTTGTTCGCCCGCGTGGTCCACGTCGCCCACTGACCGATCAGCCAATCGTAGACAATGACCGTGGAACTGCTGGTCAGCACAAAGCGCACCTGGTGCTTGGCTTCAGCAAGGTGAGCCGCCGTCACGGTTTGCCCGGACAGCAACGGCTCAATCTCGGCGCCGATGTAGTTGAGAGTCAATCCACGATCGAGCAGGTAGATTCCTCGCTCGGAACGGAAGAAGGTCCCCGCCATCGAGGACACCACCGAGCCCGGATCGATGCAGCCGGTGTTTCCCGGCAGTGGGGCGAGATCGATGTAATTGTCGCCAGTGGTTCCAGTCGGATCGAGACCTTGGCTCGCAGTGGTCCAGATCCGATTCGACATGAAGATGATCAGCCGATCGTCCATCGACCCCAGCGCCACAATGTCGCCGTCCCGCGGGTCCATGATGATCTGGAGCGAATCGGAGAACTCGACCGGAACCGATGACGTTGGCGCACCGGAGACCTGAAGCGGCTTGCTGTACCAGATGACGTTGCGATCGATGGAGTCGATCACGAACAATCGACCGCGGTGCTCGATCGGGGCCACGCACGCGGGTGGGTAGATGTTCTCAAGCACGCCGCCCGTGGTGTAGAGCCTCGGCAGCCCGGACAGATCGGAATCAGGGATCGCGTCCTCGTATGTGCTGGTATCCGATCCTGGCACATTCGCCACCTGAGCGATCTTGTAGAGCACCCCGGTCGCGTTCTGCGAGCGGTAGATGCCGACCCGGACTCCCGCCTTGTCGGTGAGTCGGAGGTTGGGATAGGTCAGCGTGATCGGGTTGGTCGCGTCCACCGCCAGCAATGGGCGAACGATGAATTGAGGAGTCGGCGCCGAGTGGTGGACGTTGCCAAATCCGTCTGTCCACTCGTAGACGAAAGCGTACTGGTACGAATATCCGGTGGACGTTGTGCCGTCGCTTGTCTCGGGCGCGGTCTGCTCGTCGCCTATCGCGGTTGCCCCCTGATCGGTGTAGGTGACAATCTCGTCGTGGAACTGGAGCGCCCGCGCGGGCCCTTCGCTCGTGCCGTTGACCGGGATCGCGATTGTGTTGTCAATCGACTTCTCGGTGCCCGACAGGATTCCTCGATAGACCACGTAGCCAGTGGCGCCGACCACTCGGGGCCAAGAGAGCAATACGCCGCCCTCCAGTGTCAGCACGATGCTGACCTCGTTGCTCGGCAGCCCGATGCCGAAGGCGGTGCAGGCTGCGACCTTGTAGAATAGTTTCTGTCCGGCTGGCAGCACGCCGCCGATTTCGCTGGCCTCCGGTGGCGTGACGTTGATGTCGGGAGACCATGTCCCGGTGTCGAAGAACTGCACGGCCTGCCATGGAGTGGACTGAGGCACGTCGGAGATCCATCCGTGAACCCCAGTGGCACCAGTGCGCCGATAGACCCGGTACATGCAGCCCGGGGCCACGTTGTCGAAGATCACGAAGGCGCAACTGTTGACCGATACGCTCACCGAAATGGATGCGCTCGGCGCGGTCTCCCCGTAGATGGTCGAGGTCGTGATCTCGTATGCCTTGCTCCCGGCCGGCAACAAACACTGGCCAGCGCTGAGCGTGTACGTATTCGGATTGTGAGTGTCTGTCGGGTCGGTACTCTTCGCGGTGATGTCGAAGTGGTCCCCTGGATGCCAAGGATTGACCAGGGCGGTTATTGTGTCCTGGCAGAACCACGTCACGTTGTCGGTGCTGATCCAGTATTCGTAGTACCCTGCCCCGATAACCGGAGCATTGTTCTGCGTCACCGTTATGCAGTGCGCTCCATCCATCACTATAGACCAAACGTCGCTCCACGGTCCATTGACCGAGAAGGTCATGTCGTCGATCGTTCCGAATACTGCGCGCTCCTTGATGTAATAGGTTGCCGCCGGCAGGTTCCCGCTGTTGCTTCCGCTGAGGGTGAGATCGCCGGTCGGGATCTGTGCGATCGTCCCGACACGGTGGATGGCGGTTTGCGTTCCACCATTCGATTGTGTGGCAGCGGCCAGTGCCGGCTGTGTCAACGGCAGCGCATACGTCCCGGCGGTGGTATCGGTCGTCGGCGCAGGGACAGTTGGATCTTGAACCTGGGCTCCGTCATCCACCCAGCGGAGCTGGTCAATAATCTTTCCATCCTGCAACACCTGAGCGTCAAGGTAGGCAAGAAAGAAAAAGCTGGGCGAGGTCCCAGAGTAGACTTTGTATCCCAGAGCGCCCGAGATGGCCGCCCAACTGAGCGCCACAGAGCCATGGTCCAATGCCGATGTCGTGACCGAGACAGCGTTTGACGCAGGGGTTTCCCCAATGGCGTTGACCGCGGTCATCACGTAGCCATGCGCACCATCGGCCAGCGATCCGCATACAGTGTCCGCGATGCCCGCCAGGGTCGGAACGGTCAGGGCGGTGCCCCCATACTGCACATCGGACGTGATCCCCTCCGGGTAGAGGTTGAAGCCAAGTTCGCTGAGCGTCTGACCGTCCCAGAGCCGTGGTACGCCGCCAGAGAAGATGGTGGCCCGCGCGAATGACTCCGCGGTCGGAACGGTCGGGGCCAGGGTCAGAAGCGATACTCCCGTGGTGCTCTTGAATACCGCACTCCCGCTTTCGGCGACCGACGTGACACTTGAAACATCCAGCGCCGCCAGAACAATCGCGCTGCCGATGGCGTTGGTGTTCGGCAGGTAGAGCCCATGGATTCCGCCCGCGGTCCCGGGGAGCAGACGCGAGACCACTTCGGCGCCAGAGGACCGAACCCATCGCATCACGAAGAAGGTGTCTTGCAGAACCGCGTCGTTGTTCTGCGCGTCTGGGTTTGATTGGTGCAATGCAAGAAAGAGACAATTCCCAGAGCCGTCAAACCACGGCCGACCGGCAATGCCAACGACCGGAAACGCCGCGACAGTGGAAGGAGTCACCAGCGTCGTGCTGTCATAGGCCACGCCCGCCCCCGCCGGGTCGTGAACCGTGAAGGCGAAGAAAAACCCGGAGCCAACGTTTCCGACGAAGTAGTTGCAGGTCAATGAGACCAGATTCGGCTGTGCTGCGCCATAGTCCGCGGACTTTCCGAATGTGCTGGCGCCGGGGGCGTAGCTGTTGTAACTGACAACGCCGCTAGAATGATTCCAGTAGCAGAACCAGAGCGAGTTTGCCTGATCCCAGCAAATCGAGGAGACACACACCCCGGACGTGCTGGCGACCGATACGGGCGTACCGACCACCAACGAGGCATTGATCGGGATGAGTTTCAAGTTGCCCGCGGTGCTCGACAGGGTGCAGATCCAGACTTGCGCGGTTCCGAACCGGCACACATCATAGTTCCCGGTAGCTGGGAAACCATCAGCAAACAAGACGGAAACAGGAGTCGGGGTCCCGGTCGGGTTCGTGCAATCGACAGGCGCGAAATAGAGCCGATTCCCCTGCACGTAGAAGATGAGCAGGTAATGCCCGAAGGCCAGCACCCGGGGCCGCTGCGCCGCTATGTTCAGCAGCACGTTGAACACCAGGATCGGGCCGCCCACCTCCTGGACCTGATAGCGCACGCCGCCCGAGCTGTCCTGCCAGGCCGTGCAAATCAGCTTCCCATCCAGGCTGATCGCGCTGTCCGGGTACGATTGGCTGTTGGTGTTAGAGATGATCTCCTGAAGCCTGGGCTCCAGAATGGCCATGTCTCCGTGCGGCATCCACTCGCCCATTGTCTGCGAGTAGCCGAGCAACTGCTGCGAAGTGTGGCCGAGCACTTCGCCGTGAGCATCGAAGAGCGCATCAAGTCCCGCGAGGGCCGCGAAGTTGGTCGAGGTCAAGCCATTGCGCCGGCCGATCTCGCCCGGGTGATCGAACTGGCCATTAACCAGTTTGAGCAACTTCGTTGAGGCGACTCGCTTCGGGTCATCTCGGAGCGAGAGACCGCCGGCAAACGCAACCTCAACGATATCGGTCTGAAGCGCCATGGTTCAACGGGACCACCCAGGGTAAAGTCCGCCCCACCAAGAGTTCGAGTTGTTCGTGTCTGCGACGTGCGCCGGCTCGCCCGGGTTGCGCTGCCACGTCGCTCGGCGAATGCGCTCCTCGAGCTTTTCGAGCATGCTTGCCTCAAGCGTCACATCCACTTCTTCCTTGTTCTTCATCCACATTGCGGCCTTAAGAACCGCGTACTCAAGCCAGCCGTTGTGGTCATCGACCCGGGACGCCCAGACCTTGAATGAGGGCGTCAGCGTGAACCCGTTGGAACTCATCCACACCACAGACGGGGTTCCGACTTGCTTCAGCGTCACCACCTGACCGGAGATAGATGTCCTGATGTTCGAGTCGGCAGTGGCAATGGCGCCAGCGAGGTTGCTTGCCAGCGCACCGCCATCCATGGCCACAGGGATGGCACCGGAGACAACCGGGGGTGCGCCACTCGACTGGACTTCGTAGAGGCAGGCGTTGAGCGCCAGCATTTCACCGGGTTGAGCGTTGGTAACATCGATGGTCGCAGAGTCACAAAGCGTCGGGGCGATCGGGAAGTAATCGAGCCGCAGCGTGATTCCAGACTGAGGAGGCGGGGACAACCTGATCTGCGTTCCGATGATCTCATAGTAGAGAGCCCATCTGTACCCGCTCAGCATCGGGAATCCAAACGGCCCCTGAACGCGGTGCCGTTCCGCCCACGCAATCCGCTTGATCGGCAGCCAATACGTCGGGTAGCTTCCGCTCCCGCCGATCCACGGCGTTTCGAGCGAGAGGAACTGCGAGAAGTCGGCAGGGAGATCGTAATACTCTGCGGCCCCCGTGGTGACGAAGGTGTAAGTGCTGTGCGTGTATTTCGACCCGCTCGCCTGCTTGATCAAGTCGTCGAGATCCTTGATCCCGCTCTGTAGATACTCCGTGACCTCGGCGTCGGTGCAGAAATTCCCCTTTTGCTGATTGGCCCGAGCCCTCGCCTGCCGAATGAGCGTCGTGCAGTCAACCGTGGCACTGCGAAGTTGTATCGGCTGCGGCGTGGACGTGGCCAGCGCGACGGTCCCGGGAGTGACCACTGGCGCCACATAGGGCGAGTCGTACTCGACGTAGCGAGGGAACGACGTGGCGCCGAAGTCCACCACGCCAACGAATCGGCAGCCGACGGTGTTGACCAGCGGGATGTCATACACCCCATTGCCAAGATCGCTAATAGCCGGCGGCGTGGGGGACGTGTTTCCGATGACCTCTTTGAAAAAGGGCCAGGTCGCGCCGGTGGCCAAGCCCGGCAAGGGGTTTCCGTTGCTGTCGTAAAGCGTGAAGATGAGATCGCTGAGAGCAGCCATGGTCATTGCCCCGCGATCCCTGCGCCCGGGTACGCCGAGCGGTAGCGCGTGCGCCAGTGGGCGTCGCCGTAAGGAGCGCCAGGAAATTCATCGTACTCGAAATAGGCATAATCGGCTGGGTGACTAACCCAAATTCCCCAGGTGCCGCCCGCCCCTTGATTCCCGGCAAGGCATATCCGCGCCATCGTCAACCCGGTCAACTGCACGTCGCAAACCGAATACAGGTACTCGTGCAGCTTGTAGCCGTCTAGAAAGACCCGCATGGTCTTGGTCGCGGCGTCCCAAGTGAGCGCAACGTGCGACCATACCCCTACCGACCACGGCGCTTGATTCTGCGAGGCGCTGTAGAGGACTCCGTCCTGCGGGAACGTAGTGTCGTAGATCCCGTTGACACACTGCACTTCGTGGAACCAAGTCCCGGTGACGCCAATCGCAAACACCTCTTTCGCAGTCGGATCCCAAACCATGAACAGATTTTCCGGCCCGCCCACGAAAAAGAGCGACGTGCGCTTCACCCATACCGAGAGCGCGAAAGATCCGTTGGGAGCCACTGCTCCCGGAGGTGTGCACCAGCCCTCCCGGTAAGCATAGGACCGCTGGGCGAAACCGACTGCATTCCCGTAGGGTCCAGAATGCCCGCGAACTGTCGTGGTCCCGTTGGTCCCGGGCTGCTCACACAACCCCATTTGGCACGCACCGCCGTCGCACCCAGTCGAGATGCCAGAGCCGAGGTTCGGGTAGCAGATCGGGCCATAGATCGTGTCGTAGGGAACTCCAGCGTCGGGATTTTCACGCAGCGTCCAGAGCCCAACCGCGGCAGGGTCCGCGGCGGGCTCGGCGATCCCGCTGCCGCTAACTGTCGCGCACACCCATCCGCCGTCCTGGGCGACCAGTATCTGACCGTTGGGACAGGCAGTGAGTTTGATGTTTGGGGCGAGGCCGCCTGAGGACGAGAGCGGCGAGGTGGCAGTCACCTTGGTGACGCCCATGGGGCCCGGAGTGATCGCGGGCCCCGAACCGAGTGCCAGCAGAAACGCCAGCGAGAGAACGAGCACGACAGACCTCCTATCACCGGGGCCTAGTCGTGCGGGCCCTCGCTGTGCGGCTCCGCGTCGAGGATGGCGAAGGCGTTCTTGAGCGCCGCCGCCACCCCCGACTTGTCTCCCTTCCCGATCGCGTCGATCAGGTCCTGAGCCGCCGCTTCCACGCCCGCGTTGTCTCCGCCGTCGTCATCCGGCGGCTCTCCGGGCGCGTTGTGCCCGACGGCGATCATCAGGCTCGGCACGTGCTTCTTCATCTCATCGCTGAGCTTGCCCATGGTCTCGCCTCTCCTCACGGGCTGTTCGAGGAGTTCTCGAGCGCCAGGTGGATGCGGTAGTTGTCGCCGGTGGCGGGGATGGTCGGCGCGGCGCCGGCCAGGAACGCCATCACCCAGCCCGGCGGCATCACGCTGTACACGTCCACGGTGTTGGCCGCGCTCGTGACGATCAGCTCGGCCGTCTGCGAGTGGCTGCAAATCTGCCAGCCGGGCTCGGTGGTGCTGAAGCCGACGCAGGCGCCCGCATTGTACGCCGTGATCGGCAGGTTGTTGAGCGCGACGCAGCCGCCGTTTGTGGTGCCGTCCGCGACCGAGCCGGCCGCGGCCTGGTTGATCAGGTTGGCGAACGCCGTCGCGCTGTCCGCGTTGATCGTGCCGCCCGTGCCGACCACCCACTGGCTGTCCACCGGGCTCCCAGCGTTGGTGAGCGCGGTCAGGGTCAGGTAGGCGTACTTCACCGTGTACGTGCATGGCGTGGTGGCCTCGGCGACCCCGTTCGCGTTGGTGTACGCGATGGCCCCAGTCGACGCCGTGACCCCGGTGATCGGGAACGTCCCATTGTTGGCGGCATTCGTGGCCCCGGTGATCACGATGTTCTGTCCGACACAGCCCGCCTGCGCGAGCCTGGTCGTCCCCGAGGTCAGCGTCATGGACGGAGCGGTACCGCTGATGGCGTCGCTTGAACTGCACGTCCCGGAGGCGCTGAACCCAGCGGGCCGGATCAGCCGGATGTAGTGCGTGTTGGCCGGCGAGGTCATCAGGATCGCCGCGACCCCGCCGCCCGCCGCATGCGCCGGGAGCCAGAAGTTGTCGCACGCCGGCGCCTGCTTGATCTTGGTCAAGTAGCCGTCGATCGTTCGCACGTACTGATCCTCGAGCCCGAGCACGTAGACCTCGCCGCCCGCTGCCGCCGCGGCGCTGTCCTTGACGTGCGTGAAGCTCAGGATCCCCTGGTTGTGCGAGGCGTCCTTGACCAGCGCGACCGCCGCGCCGTTCGTCGTGATCGCCACCTCGGCCTGAAGATCCCACGGCATGCTCGCAAGCGAAAAACGCCTGCTGTTAGCAAAACGCTGACTCACGGTACACCTTCCTTTTCAGTCTGCGAATCGGATCTATATATGTGCCTATCGCAGGTTCATGAGAGCGAAATTGCCCTCAGGTCTTGCCGTGCAGACGGAGATGCTCTGCGGTCAATACGCGAGACTCGCGCAGCCGAAGTGGACCGGCGCGTCCACGCCGATCTGGGCAAAGCAAGTGAGTCTCAACTCCACTTGGCTCGCGGTGGGCACGCGCAGGAAGGGCACGCCGTCGGCGTCGAAGACGCTCGGGGCGTCGCCGATGGAGTACAGCTTGATGTGCCCGCTGTGGATGGCGAACGCGGTGGCCGCGGGGCAGGTCCAGTCGGCGACGATCTTGATGGTGCCGCCGACGTGGCGGAAGACGATCGCCTCGCAGGAGAAGTCGAGGACGCCCGACTTGACCTCCTGGAAGTTGACGACGGCCTTCTGGGACATCTCGTTGATGAGCCCCTGGTACGAGAGCGGGTTCATGTAGACGTAGTCCGGGTGGCCGCCCACGAAGCTGATGCGGGTGAGCCAGTTGGACAGCGCCTCGGAGATGAGCCGCTTGGACCCGTCGTAGTACGTGCCCGCGATGCGCTCGAGCATGTAGTTCGTGCGGACGATGCCCATGAACGGGGTCGCGCCGGGCGCGTTGGTCAGCCAGTCGAGCAGGCCGTACTGGAAGAGGCCGACGCCGCCCGAGACGCAGAGCTGATCGTTGACCACCCAGAGGTTGGGCGAGGCCGGGGCGCCGCCGTAGGTCGCGCCCACGGAGATGGTGCCGGCCGAGACGGAGGCGGCGACCACGAAGCCCTTGGCGGCGCGCGCATTGACGCCGTCGGGCGATGCCTGGAGCACCTCGCCGATCTCGAAGTTCACCACGTCGGAGGCGTTGGTCAGGGTGAACACGCCGGTCGAGCCGATGCTCTGGATCGTGCCCTTGGTGCCGGTGCTGTGGCGCCAGAGCGAGAGGGCCAGCGTCTTGACCGCGCCCTCGATGGCGGTGTCGGTCGCGAACTGCACGGCCTGGATGAAGCCCTGGCGATCGTTCTTCGCGCCCTGCATCGTCTTCACGTCGATGTACGCGCTGCCGAAGATGTCGCTCGTGGTCAACATGAACTCGCCGGGGATGCCCGGAGCCGAGTTGCCCTGCGCCTCGCTGAACGTCGGCGACGCGCCGACCGCGGGGCTCGCGACGAAAGGCAGCGGGTAGGGCCGCATACCGAGGTCGGTCTTGCGGTCCAGCATCGCAAGGAAGGGGTATTCCTTCTCGAACAGCTCCTGCGGCTTCTGGCCGTCGTAGAGCTCCTTGAGAACGGTGTAGAGGGTGCCGGTGTTGGCGGTGGTGCCGGTGCCGGAGAGAGTGACGGCGGTCATGTGGGGAGGCTCCGTTGCTGATGCTACGCGGCTCGACTGCGCGCCGATGGCGGCAGGAGCGCTGGGTTGGAAAACGTCAACCAGCAGGGGATCGCGTAATCAGCAACGGCTTGGTTCTACGATGCTGCGTCAATCGTGCAACGGTCCGGCAGGTAATGTCAAGCGATCAGGCATCCTTGCGCTCGAACGCGGCCAAGGCCCGCTTCTGGGCCGCCTCGCGGTCATAGGGCTTCTTCGGCTGGTGGCTGCCGGCGGCGGGCGCGGCGGCCGTCGAGATGGTCTTCGGTCCCTTGGCGGCAGCGGCAGGCGCAGGTTCCGGGGCGGGGGCAGCAGCCATCAGCTTCTTGCCGAACGGGCTGGACTTCGCCCTCGGCTCGAGCTTCTTCTCGAGGTACTGCGCCGCCTGCTCCCAGGTACACGGCTCGCCCGTCTCTTGGAAATACTCGGCGATGATCATGGGCACGCGCGACGCATCGCCCTCGAAGTGGTTCACGAGCGGATACTTGTCGGCCGCCGCCGCAACCTGCGCCACGGTGTCGGCCGCGAACCGCTCCCACGTCGCCTTGGCCACCTTGCGATCCTGCTCGGCCGCGAAGGCGGCCATCTTCTCGTCGAGGATCTTCGTTACCTCTGCGACAGGATCGGGCTTCACGTCCTTGCCGAGACGAGCGGCCGTGAGTTCATCGTAGGTCAGACCACCCGCGGCGAGGTAGGCGTCCGCATCGGTCTTCGCCTTCGCTCGGATCTGCTCGAACTTCTGCGCCTCGGCCAGTTTCACGTCGGCCTCGGCCTTGAGTCGTTCGACCTCCTGGCGCTGCCGGTGCAACTTCTTCTGCTCGCGCACCGCGGCAGCGAACGGATCGGAGGCCGGTGGCTTTGGCGCTTCGGCCGGCACACCCTGCTCGGTTCCGGGCTTGGCTGCCTCTTCTCCGGGCTTGGCTGCGTCTCCGGTCGGCTTCTTCGCCTCTCCCTGCTTCGCTTGCGCTGCTTCGGCTGGCGCTGCGGCTGCGGTCGGCTTCGCGGGTTCGGCGGCTGCTGGGGCTGCGACTGCCATGGTGGTGCCCTCCTACGCGGGTTGAGGGGTTGCGGTCGGCATCGGGAGCAGCGAAGACGTGGGCGGCTTCACGGGCACACCGAGCGGGGCAGCGGCACCGGGCGCTCCCGCCCCGGGGGCCATCGGCGGCGGCGCGGCGAGCGCGCCTTGCAGCGCCACCGCCTCGTCCATCGCCTGCCGCAGCAGCTTGATCTTCTCCTCCTCGAGCTCGCCCGCCTTCGCGCTCTGAATCTCCTTGTTCAGCATCGAGATCCACAGCGGCAAGTTGTCCTCTTTCGCGGGCGGGACATACTCACCCTCCTCGGTCATCCGCTCGATGCAGCACTCGATCCACGTCTCGTCAGCGCCGTCGCGCCGCTGGAGTGCTTCGAGGTCCGGCCGGTTGAGCATCTGTTTGCCAGTCTTCTGGTCGCACCATCCGCCCTCAACCAGCTCGTTGACCTCTGCCAGTTGTCCTTCGGGTTCGATTGGCAGGCTGGAGCTTGGCCACGCCTGCAACTCGAACATATCCGCGGCGAAGTCGAGATCCTTCCACTTCACGATCTGCAACCGCTTGCCGCCGATCGTGCGGACCTCGTAGTCGGTGATCTCCTTCGACTCGACCGCATGCTTGATCAACTCGATTGCCATCCGGTTGATCTCGAGGTGGAAGTCGGAGTACGCCTCGCTCAGAGTCGCGAACCGATCGTCGTTCACCTGGAGCACGGTACGAATCGCCGCCCCGCTCGCATTCGGCCCGAGGTCATTGCGCCCGCTACTCTGCATCTCGGTGATCCCCGCTTGCGCGTAGATCAACTGGAGCAACCGATCCCGCTCGGTGTAGAGCTCAGGCGCCACCGCGGGCGGCGTCATCCACGACGGCGGCGTGTGCCGGAACGGGAGGATCGGCCCGAGTTGCCCGTCCATTGCATCGGGCGCAATGGTCGAATCCTCCTCAATGCACATCTTGAACGTTCCGCACACGCGCTGCGCGTTCGCGATCTGGATCAATACGTAGTTGAGCTGCGTCTGTAGCGACTCGAGGTTCTCCACGAGCCCGCGGCCGAAGAAACCGAGTTGCGGCTCGGAGTAGTTCAACCGCGCAAACGGGAACCACTCGAACGGCCACTTCTCGTCAACCAGCGTCGTGTCCTCTATCGTGATGACGTGGCGCCCGGGGTTCTTCGGCCCATCGGCCAGCCGGTACGAGTCCACTACCAGAATCAACTCGGCGATACTCGGCTGCGCGGTGCTCTTCCCGTCCGCCGACACGATGCCGGTCTTGAGGATGTCGTCCTTGTGGTCCGGCCAGATTGCGGCGGCAGTGCCGCGGTCAAGCGGCTGGGTGTAGTGCAGCGATCGGGGCGTACCCCAGAGCGACTCTTGTTTGTCAACCCAGAGGTTCGACTCCATCACGCGCTCGACGCGAATGCGCCAGTCCTGCATGAACACGTGCGCGACGCCGGTGCCGGTGATAGCCGAGTCCCTCGCGCACAGTCGCCCCTTCCGCTGCACCTTCTGCTCAAGCATCAGGCCGTCGCTGAACTTGGTGAGTTGGTCGGCCACGCGGTTGAGGTGGTACGAGTTCGATCCCTTCGGCAGCCACCATGCGCGAGGCTTCACGCGGGACGCGATGCGCGCCTGGATGGTGTCCACGCACGAGCCAGTGGCGTTCACTCGCAACTGGCTCGGATCGTTCTTGGCCGTCGAGGTGTCGAGCGGAGAGAACGTGATCCCGAACGGCGTGACCGTGGCAACGCTGCCGTAGAGCCGCATGAACCAGCAGGCGTTGCGAACCCGCTGCTCTTGGAAATGCGCGATGAGCGAAAGGCTCTGATTCACCCCCCGCGCGACCGCATGCGGATTGCCCTCTTCCCACCAGCGCGCATTGCCTTTGATGCTCACGGGCCACCTCGGCTACTTCTTCGGAATCGGCTCCTCGCGGGCCGGCGAGCTGTGCATTGTGACTTGCTCGTGCGTCAGTTGGTCGAGCGGGATCACGCCGAGCCGGCGAAGCATCTCGGGCGGCACGGCAACCGTGGTGCGGCGCTCGGGCGCGGGGGTTGGCTCGGGCGTGGCGTGCAGTTCGATCTCCACATCGCCGTCGTGAAACGACTTGGCGCCGTACTCCCGGAGCAACCTCAGGCGCGCTTCGAGCTCCTGGATCGTCAACACAGCTTCGACTCCTCGGGCGGCACGGTCCCGCGCTTCAGCGTGATCGTCACCGACTCCATGCCGTTCTTGGTGGTCTCCATGCCGCAGCGGAAGGCTTCCTCGACCTCGGCCTTCGTCGCCGTGAATGTGCCACCGAGCCGGATCAGCATCGTGGTCATGGTCAACTGCATCTCCACGATCTTCAGCTTGAGTGCGTTGAGGCTCTGCGCCTTCTTTGTCTCGTGCCCCGGCTGGTAGATGCGCGGGCCGCCGCTCACGGCGCGACCTCGATCGCGTTGATGAGCGCGTTGAACAGGATGATCCGCCGGTCCCTCAGGATGACATCGACGCCGCGCGGGTGCCACTCGACCGCGAGCCCGGCTTTCTTGTCCGGGACCACGCAGGACGTGGTGCCCCAGTTGCCGAGGCTGGCCGCCTGGCGCAGCTGCACGCTCACGATCTCGGGGTACGGGTTGCGACCGGACTCAGCTCCGGGCTTGTTGCCGGTCTGCTGTTTGCCGTCGTTCGTGGCCATCAGAGTTTCTCCTCGCGAATGGCCCGAGCGATCTCGGCCGTGGTCTTCTCGCCCCACCCCCAATCGCATGCTCTCCTCACTGCGTTGGCGATCTTGCGCCGCTCGGTCAGCGCATTGGACTCCATGAGATGGATTGTTTGTTCGGCCACGGCCAGGAACCCGCCGGTCTTTTCGAGTTTGGCCAGCTCATCCGCCAGTGCAGCGCGCATCATGTCCCGCTTCTTGCTCATCGTGTCTCTCTCTCTAGCGAAAACCGCAACCGCTTGGTGGTGAGGATCGCACGCGCAACAGGCGTCAGGATAGCGCACCGAATCGGGGGCTTGTCAAGCGCCGCCCGTTGGAGTAGGGCGCGCGCGATGCCGTGGCGGCGCAGGTCGCGCTTGCAGTAGACCATCTGCACGATGCCCGAGTGCGAGGCCACGAGGTAGCCCAGCACCACGTCGCGCTCGTCCGCTGGGCAGCACACCAGCACCCGCGTCCCCTCGGCCTCGAGCACCCGCTCGGCCGCCCGATGGTGCCGCGCGAACCACTCGGCGCCTGGCGAAAACCGATCGTGCCGGCTCGACGCACGCACGGAGAGCAGCCACGTCGAGTAGATGACCTCGACATCGGCCGGCTGCGCGGCGCGAATGGTCAGCGAGGCGTCCGTCAGAACCCTCCTCCGAAGTTCGGCCGCTTGAGCCCGAAGGCGAACGGGTCCTTCCTCCGCTCCACGCCCTGCGCCGCGTGCCGTTTGGCCTCCAGCGCTTGTGCGCGATCCCACTCGGGCGTGCCGGGTTCCGGCGCAGCCTCCAACGCCCTCTCCTTGGCGTGCGGCGCGAGGTAGTCCCAGGCCGCGACCGCCGCGTCCACCTGGTCATCGTGGTCATCCGAGACGCCCGTGAACGAGCACACCTCGGCCAGGAAGTCATCGAGCCACGGCGCCGACTCGGGCACGAGCACCGCGCCGCGGTTCCACGCCGCCGAGAATCCTTGAGCGCGAACGAAGTGGTCCCCGCTCGCCTGCTCGATTCGCACAGGCAGCGGGTCGGGTTCGCGTCGCAGGAAATCGCCCACGCCCTTCTCGGGTCCGTAGGCGTACCACGAGAGCGCAGGCCTGCCGTGCGATAACCACGCCGCCCGGATGTGCATCTTGAACTCGGGCGCTTTGAGCTGTTTGCGGATCACGTCCACCACGTAGGCGAGCCCATCATGCAACAGCATCACCACGCACACGCTCCAGTCGCTCGCGGTGCGCTCGGAATACGCGAGATCAAGTCCGATCGAGCGGAGCACGCCGCTCGTAGGCAGCCGCTCATACGTGCGTGGATCTCCGAACAGCGCACCGCCGCGCGGTCTCGGCTCGCCCTGGAACAACGACGCCCACGTGTACTCTCCGACGCGCGCGCGCCGCTCGTTGAGCAACGACAGCGGCCACCGTTCCGGCCACAGCGCCTCGCCGCGCTCGTTGATCGCCGGCATTCGGATCGCGGTCCACTTGTCGCCCTCGTCCGCCAACAGGCGCCCGACGAGATCGTCCGGGTGCCAGCGAGTGTTGTGGCTTAACAAACCGTCTGCAAGAAAGCATTCCGACCGTTCGATCTGGACATCAAAGACCTGCTCTCGACCGGCACCAATCACGGATCTCACAGTGGCTAGTCGGAAAGGAGCATTAACTATATCAGGCTGCCAATGGATCTGATGCTGCTCTGCAATAAACGGCTTCGGGCTATGGGGTGGATGCGCGAGGTGCCGCTGAGATGTGATGTTTGTTGGAGACATGCCTAAGCCGCGAACAATGGCTTGTATATCCGACACCAGGCCTCGGTTACAGCTCGTGACTGTGCGCCGCTCACGTTTACCGATCCATCCATCGGCCTCAACGAACCCTTCCAGAAAGGCAGAACGAACATCTATCGGTTGGCCGAACATCCACGATGGAACACGCTTGGTTTTTGCCTTCCCGATTAACCCATGTTCGAGGAACCACCGCCCCACGCGAGCCACTTCGGTGCGCAGATACCCAAAAGCAGTTTCCTTGGGCTCTACATTGAAACAGTCCCTGAACGCGAAACGCACACGCGCGTTCGACTCGTCATGCTTGCTGAGAGCAGCGCAAGTAACAAATGACCTAGTAGGCGAAAGAGCACCGTTGGCTTTTTTGTTTAGTTTGTTGTTTATGGTCACCCAACCATCACCGAACATGAAACCTAATAGCCAAGCCTCCGATACAGATATCCGAGATTCGGACCGTGATGGCTCCAGGCCGGATGCCACGAGCCGATCTCCCTTCTTTATGTCGCCGAGTCTCCTCCACTCCGTGGTTCCATCGGGCAGAGAAACCAAAAACGGGTGCCTCGCGTTTGCCCTGATTCGATGATTTCCAGTGCGCAACTCAAGAACGTCGTCTTCCCCCTGCGGAATATATGCCAGTACGCGACGTATTACTCGACATCCCTTTTCCCAAGACAGCACCAAGTCTCCGACGCGAAGTTCATCGAGTCTCTCTCTGTGTCCGTCCGACATAGTAACGGGCGTGTCGCCAGTCATGCACATGTTCACGACCACGGTCCCGCCCGGCTCGATGCGTGTGCAGACGGCATCGCCGAATTGCTCCCACACGCGGCGCCGATAAACGCTCGATTCGGCCTCGAGCCGGTTCTTGATCGGGTCATCCACGATCGCCACGTCAACCCCGTGCCCGGTCCACGTGCCCATGATGCCGGCGGACAAACACCCGCCGCCCTCGGTGGTGCGCCATTCGTTCACGTTCTCGGTTACCAGCCGCACGCCGGCCCGTTTCGCCAGCGCCATCGCCTTGCGACTCTTCGATGTGGCCAGGGTGTCGTTGTACGTGATGAAGCCAAAGGTCAGTTCCGGGCGCCGTTGCAGCCCGTAGGCGATTGCGTGGACCAGCGTCTCGGTCTTCCCGTGCCGCGGCGGTACGCTCGAGATGATTTGCATCGTGCCAGTGTCGGCGCCGCCCGCGCGCACGATAGCCTGCTCGAGCGCGGTCGCCAGCCTGGCGAGGTGCCGCGGTGACTGGTAGCTCGGGCTGATCCGCGGAATCCAATCGCAGAGGCCCACGCTATTCGCCGTCGCCGTCTTCCTCGCCGTCCTCGCCGTCGCTTCCGCCTCTTCCAGCTTCTCCAGTAG